CTACTTTTGATTTTCGATTTGAGGCGGATTTCCTTCTGGTCTTCTAGGTCCTCTTTTTCCAATTCTATCTAAAATTTCTACTAATTCTTCTCTTTCATTAGCTGTTAATTTTCCTGTCTTCAATTTTGTTTTTAATTCTTCTACTCTTTTTTCTCTTTTTTCAAATTCTACTTTCATTTTTGTTTCATCTAGTTTTATTGGGTTCCCATTCGCATCTTTCGGTGGTTCTTTATCAAATTTTCTTTCAGGTTTTTTCCCATCTTTTGGTGGTTTACAGTCCTTATGCGGTCTACCTTTTCTACTTAAAATCTCAATTATTTCTTCTGATTCGCTTGATGTCAAATTTCCTGTCTTCAATTTTGTTTTCAAATCTTCTATTCTTTTTGCTCTTTGTTCAAATTCTGCCTTCATTTTTGTTTCATCTGGTTTTATTGGATTTCCATTCGCATCTTTCGGTGGTTCTGGACATTGCTCATTTTGTACTGGAATCTTATTTTTACTCTCCTTCAACGTTGTTGTCCCTGCAAATACCGATAATGATGCTAATAAAGCCATTCCCATAATTCCTTTTTTACTAATATTTTTCATAATTTTTTCCTCCATATTCTTCTGATACTACAAATTAAATTTCATAGTATATCTTCTTTTATTTTTTAGCGTTCCTCTCGAACAAATATATAGTACCATTTAATTTTGACAAAATTATGTTTTAATTATGAAATTTTTGTGTTTTTTTATATTTTTTTTGATAATATGATCATAAAATATATTTTACTTACGATTATTTTTTAATTATTGAAACTATTGAAATAATTTACCCAAAAATATTTTTTATTTAAAAAATTAATAAAAAACTAGAAAATCCAATCTTAATTTTACCATTTATTTAAATTTCGTAATACAAGTTTTCTACTGGATTTATTGTTAGCCTAGAAAATGGTTCATATCACATTTCTTCCCAAAATAAAAACCCTCGGAAACATTGATTTCCAAGGGTATATAAAATAATACAATTATCTTTTTGAAAATTTTTAACAATATTCAAATACCTATAAAATCAATATTTCTTGTTTTATTTGTATATTGTGCGTATATTGTAATTTTGCACTAAAAAAACTCTAACAATATTCGCAGTATTGTTAGAGTTATAAAGCACATATTACATTTTTATTTTATCATAGATAACTTGAAAATACAATGGAGTCGTAAATGAAAAATTTAAAAATCAAAAACTTAGATGAAAAAGATGTTCAAAATATAAAACAAATTAAAATTATAGAGCTAGAAGAGATGGAAATTCAGGATTTAAAAATTCTGAAACTTAAAATTGAAATTGATAATAAAGAAAAAGAATAAAAGAATTATATAATTCTTTATAAACAAAAAAGAGCAGATTTTTAGTCTGCTCTTTATTTTTTATTCATTTTCAAATTTAAAACTGTTATTTTTAATATTCTGAACTTTCTTGGTACACTACATCTGCAATATATGTATTAGATTCATCAAATACTCTTCCGTAGTTATCAACTCTCAATTCGATATCTTTATCCCAAGCTTCTTCACATGCTTTTTTATCTTCTTCTGATTTGTATTCTTTCACATTCCAGTAATTTAATTTTTTCATCTTTATTTCCTCCAAATTTTATTTTTTAAATATGTATATCAACAGTGCAATAATTAAAATTACAATCAAAGCCGATATTTTTTCTTTTAATGTTGTTTTTCTAATTTCAAAACTTATTTTTGATTTTCCGATTTTTATTTCTTTTTTCATATTTTTGTGCTATAATGGTTGCAGGTGGAGGGTGGTTATCCCTCAAACCTGTTTTCTATTTAGAAAATTTTATTGTAATGCTGAAAATAAATAAGTTGATCGTGATTGTTACTTCTTTTATTTCCAGCATTTTTTTATTTTTCTTTGCCATTACAACCTTTCCACCTCCTTTCTTGATATTAGTATACTATATTTTATATTAAAAGTCAAGACTTTTTTTATAAAATGTTTTATTTTTTTTCTAAATTTAATATGATTCTCTTTAATGCTTCAGTTGTTTTTAGATCATTTTCTTTTTTATAGTTTTCAAAAATTTCTTTTAATTTCTCATAGTCATCTTTTGTATATTTATAACCCAAAAACCTATATGTTTTCTTTTCTTCAGCTGGCTTTGTTGAAACTCCAGCCTTTCTTCCAACTTTCCAATTAGGAGTTTCTCCTTTTTTTACTCCTCTTGATTTTACTTCTTTATTCATTTTAAACCTTTCCGAAATGGTGAAAATATGTTATTTTTGATATTGAGCAAAAGCATTTTCCCAAACTTTTTCATTTTCAAAACCAAAAGTTGTTCCTAAATCTATTAAGACCCAACTTCTTTTTTCGTTTGCTAAGAAAAATTTGATTACTTTAGCAGCTGCTTGTCTTTTAATCTTCAATATTCTTGACACTACACAGCATTTTTCTCTTATCAATTCATCAGCTATTTCTTTTTGAATTGATTTAGCCCATTTTATTTGTTTTTCAGAACCTTCTAGTTCTGCAAAAACAACATCTTTCTTTTCGAAAGATTTAAAATAATCCCAGGCATATCTTAAACAATCAGCAAAGATTGTTTCTTTTCCATTTTTCACCAAACTTCTGAATCTTTTCCATGCTTTTCTCATTATTTCGCTTTTATTTAACATTTTCACCATCTCCTTATCTTATCTTGGTATAATTATACTACACTTTATATTAAAAGTCAAGACTTTTTTTATAAAATATTTTAAAATTTTTACAAAAAAAGACAGATATTTAAATCTGTCTTTCATTACACAATGTACTATTAAACTTTTAAGATTAAAAATCTTAGATTGTATATTTTTTTTATTCACAATACACAATGTACTATTAACTATTAATAGTATAACACCTTTTTCTTAAAAGTCAATATTTAAATTTCGTATAAATTTATCAAAAACTCCAAAACTTCTTGATTTGATTTAAAGTTTTTTTCTTTTCTCATTTTTTCAAAAAAGTCTAAAATTTCTCTGCCATTATAGTTTAAATTAAAATATATTTTCCGTTTCTTATCTAAAATCTCTCCAGGTTTTAAATTCTCTTTCTTCCTTATTTTTGCAACTAGTTCAGCTAATGTTTTAGCTTTTAGATTCAATTTTTCACATTCGTAAAAACTAATACCTCTTTTTTCTTTTTTATTGATAATAAAACCTTTATAAACCATATTTTCTCCTTTTTTATATAATTATACCTCAAAAAATAAAAAGATAGCCGTTTCCGACTATCTTTCAAATATTTTTATGATTTTCTTTTTATTCCTTTTAATTGTATCGCTGCTTTCTTCAAATACTCCGAATCTGTCAAATAAGCCAATCGTCATCAATGCCACGAAATTAGTTCCAATTAGCAACCACAAATCTTCTTTTTTTGATTTTTCTTCTATCGAATCAAAAATTTCTTTGTTGCTTTCATTATTTAGCCGATTTCTTAATAAAGTTAGATTCTGATGACGTTGCCGACTTCTTAGTTTTAACGTTAAAACAGAATTTAAAAAAATTAGTGATAACATTACGATTACAAATTTCCTACTTCTGTGATAGACTTTCATCACTTATCACCTTTATCCTTTTTGACAAATCCCATTTTTTCGAGTAGCAATTCCAAAAATCCTGTACTTATTCCGTATCTCTTTTGATTTACAGTTTCCAACAGAGCCTCACCGAAAAATCCAAAAACTGGACTTAAGGGGTATAAAAAACTAGATGAAAAGTGTCCTATCAACTTATTTAGAGATAACGCAATCGCCATTGTCATTCCAGCCACTGCTATCCTTTTAAAAAATGGCTTAACTGGCTGATTATCAATCATTTTTTGAGCTACAACTCCAAACAGTACTCCGCTAAAAAATAAGATCAAGAAAAGCCCGTGATTGTCAATTATCATTCTTAAATCTTCTATCATTGATTATGCTCCTTATATTCCTATCGCTGTTTTTTCTTCTCCAAGTATTTTATGTATTATTTCATCTACATTTACAGTTTTTTCAAGTGTTTCAGCACCCTTTAGTAATAAATCCTCAGTAAATCTCTCAATATCATCAGGAATATATGGATTGTTTATCTCTTGCGATTTTTTTATAAAATCCTTAAACTTCCCAAAAAAGTTATTCTTAACAGCTTCCAGTTTTTCTATTCCTTTTTTAGCTCCAAAAATTATTTCCTTTTCTAGTACTTCTTTTCTGGTAAAATCCACCAACATTCCTATTAAAATTACTTGTAACTGTTTATCCATTTTTATCATCTCCTATTTTATTCTTTTTCTTAAAATATTTGCATATTTATTCATTATTTCCCTTTGTTCTTTTAACAATTCTTGTTCTTCCAAATCTATTGTTTTAAAAATATCATTTTTTTTAATGAAGTTATTTAATTTTTCAATTTTAAAATTCAAATCTTCCAGTTCTTTTCTTAATCTTGATTTATAATCGTTCATTTTTATTGCTCCCTTTTCCTTATCTTTCTTAATATCCATTCTAAGCCACCTAGCAAGCCCTACAGTCAATTTTAACTCACTAGGCAACCTTTCTATCAAAAATCTTTTTTGACATTCTTATACGGCTTGTAATAAAGCCATTTTTTAATTGTTTTTCCAATAATTCTTTACTGCTGCTACATAATATTTTGCAAGCTCCTTTTTGGTTGCTTCCAATTTTTCCATGTCTTCTGAATTTGTTATAAATCCGCTTTCAACTATGACACAAGGCGTTGAAGTTTTTCTCAAAAGAGTTGCCCCTCTGTCTTCGTAATTACGAGGCAAGATTTTTCTATCTTTCAAATGTGTTGCTTTAATATTAGCTTCCTGTAAAAATTCCGCAAGTTCCTTACTTCTTTTTGAGTTGTGCCAATATAACATTTCAGCACCTGAAGCTGTTTTATCAGCTGCATTTAAATGAAATGATAGTGTCACATCTCCTTTATTTGCAAGTCCATTTATCTTTTGTGGCAAAGTAGAATAGTATTCTTGATAAACTACAACATACTCTACACCTTGCTCTTTGCACTCAGGAACAATATAATTATTCACAAAATCCTTATTCCAAGCGTGTTCCTCAAAACCATTTCCACACGCTCCTGGATCTCTTTTCACTCCACCATGTCCTACATTCAATATTACTTTCATTTATATCATCTCCTTTAAATATTTTTCTTTTCTATCAACACGATTCAACCATCCAGTCAAAAAATCTTGTTGTGTTTTATCCTTACTTACTAAATATTTATAAAAATTTCTTTGCATCTCATGATATTCTTTCAAAAAAGTTTCAGGATTTATTTTATTAATAGCTTCAACTGTCTTTGGTCCAATTATTCCATCTACAGTTAAATTTGAACCAAATTTATTTGCTACAATCTGGGCTTTCTTCTTTCCTGTTTTTCCACTATTTACAATCCAGTCAAAAATTGAAAGAGCTATTTTATCACTTACTATTTTGTCAAGATGATTCCCCTTGTAGTATATTTTTTCATAAATTTTTTCGGCATCTGATTTTTTAAATTTTCTCATATCTCCTGTATACCCTAGATACGTTTTAGCGTCTTCGTGTGTTATTCCAAAATTTGTTGCTCCACCTTTATCATTTTTATCATTAGTATAACCGCCTTCAACTTTAAAGATATAATCTAAAAATTTATTAAATCTGTCGTTCAT